ATATGTGGTATATTTCTGAAATAATGAATGAGAAAGGAGGAAGTAAAGCCTAATGCAATTAACCAGAAAACAAGAAGAGGGCTTGAAAATTGCTATAGCCAGATATTATGCAAATGAAAAATACACAATAATCTCTGGTTATGCTGGAAGCGGGAAGAGCACGCTTGTAAGATTTATTATTGATGCTATTAATATTAATGAAAAAAAAGTTTGTTATTGTACATTTACAGGTAAAGCTGCAGAAGTTCTTCGTAAAAAAGGTAATAAAAACGTATGTACTTTACATAAACTTTTATATGAACACATTCCTAAACCCAATGGCGGTTTTTTTAAAAAAAAGAAAACTGAATTAGGATATAATATTATTGTAGTGGATGAGATTAGTATGGCTCCTAAGTCATTAATGGATTTATTATTTTCTCATAATGTTTATATTATCTGCCTTGGCGATCCTGGGCAGCTTCCCCCAATAGATAAAAATGAAGACAATCATCTTTTAGACAATCCTCATATTTTTCTTGATGAAATAATGCGGCAAGCGCAAGAATCAGAAATAATTCAATTAACAATGAAAATAAGAAATAATGAGTCAATTGATTATTATAATGGAAAAGATGTTAAAATTATCCCATATTCTCAATTAACAACAGGAGTCTTACAGTGGGGAGATCAAATTTTAACCGCAACAAATAAAAAAAGAAAAACAATAAATAATCAAATGCGGTTACTCAATGGAAGAAGTGGCGCCCCGCAGGATGGAGATAAAATTATTTGTTTAAGAAATTATTGGGATGATCTAAGTGACAGTGAGGATGCCTTAGTAAATGGAACTATTGGTGTCCTTAAAAATAGTTTTAAAACATGGAGAGAAATTCCAAAAGTAGTAAGAAGTGATATTAAAAAGTTTGATATACTAACGGGTGATTTAGTTATTCCAGAAACCAATGATATATATAATTTGCTTGAAATGGATTATAATATGTTTCAAACAGAAAAAAAATGTTGTAATTGGAAACTTTCTTATAAATTAGGAAAATTAAAACATGTATATGGAGAAATAGTTCCTAAAGAATTTACTTATGCGTATGCAATTACAATTTGGAAAGCGCAAGGTAGTGAATGGAATAATGTTGTTGTATTAGAAGAAAATTTTCCTTATGATAAAGACACTCATAGACGGGCAATGTACACAGCTGCCACGCGCGCCTCTAAGCGTCTTGTCTGGATAAGATAAAAAAATTTTTTGGACAGATTATGTTTTTAAACCTAATTTAAAAAAATTTATGATTTAATTGAAGAATGTATCTCTCAATCTCTTGAAATGATTATAGAAAAAACATTTGAAAATTTTGTTGATATAAAGGATATTAAAAAAATATGAAAAAATTTTTTTTATTAAGCGTTATCGCCTTTTTATTTTTAACAGGATGTTGTAAATATGAATCATCTTATGATTCACCATATTCCTATGAACGACCTCATTTATATTGGAAAACAGTTGAATGTAAAATTACAGATATTACTTACTATGGTTCTTGGTGTATATATCATCATGTTGATGTGACAGTATATAATGAAGAATATAATGTATCAGAAACTTTTGACTTGATAGGTGAAGAGGGACAATCTTTTGTAGATCAAGACTTTAAAGAAGGCGATCATATATTTTGTACATTATATACTCAAAAATATGATAGTTCAGGAGAGATTTTAAATAGGTGGTTAGATGATTTAATTATTGAAGATGATTTAATTATTGAAATTTGACAAAATTAAAAAAATATGATATAATATACTTATAAAAAGATAAGAGGAGAAAGATAAAATGAAAAAAATATTAGAAAATTTTCTAATAGAAAATTATGAATTAGATTCTCTTACAAGTGAAAAAATTGCTGAAAAATTATTTTATATTTTAGAAAACAATTTATTAAAATGGAATAAAATAACATGTAAATGGGAGATAATTTAATGAAACGGTTTGACCCTCACTGTCATTCAGAGTATTCTAATATTCGTAAAAAATTTTGGACAAATTTATGTAAATTCTCTATGTAAATTTTAATATATTGTAGAAAATATATTATTTAAATAAAAGGAGAATATTTATGAAATTAATTGATTTAACCAATCAAAAATTTGGTAAATTAACTGTATTGAAACGTGATTTAAATAATCCTAAAAAAGGAACTTATTGGATTTGCCAATGCGATTGTGGAAAAATCGTTTCTTTAAGGAGAGATGTCTTAACTAGATAGAATAAACCTCAACAAAGTTGTGGTTGTGATTTAAAAGAACGTAATAGTAAAGCTCATTTAAAAAATGAGATTGGTAATAAATATGGAAAATTAACGGTATTGTATAGAGTCTCTGATGTAAGAAAAGGAGAAGCTAGATGGCATTGTATATGTGATTGTGGAAACGAATGTGATGTATCCGGGGTTCATCTTAGAAACGGATCTGTTCAATCCTGTGGTTGTAAAAAATTTGAAAGTCATAATGGAATAGATGAAACTGGAAAACGATATGGAAAATTACAAGTTTTATATAAAAGTAAAAAAACAGATGGGACGCATATTTTTTGGCATTGTAAGTGCGATTGTGGAAATGAATGTGATATAAACGGAAGTTATTTACGTTCTGGGATTAGTAGTAATTGTGGTTGCGAACGTAGCGTTGGAGAGTTGAAAATTAATAATATTTTAAAAAAGAATAATATTAATTTTAAAAGAGAATATAATTTTCCTGATTTATTGGGAGTAAATGGAGGACGATTAAGATTTGATTTTGGTATTTTAAATAATCAAAATGAGTTATTATATTTAATTGAATATGATGGTATTCAACATTATAAACCTAATTGCTTTGGTCAGGATGATTAGTTATTTAAAATTATTAAAATACATGATAAATTAAAAAATGAATACTGCATTGAACATAATATTCCATTAATTCGTATTCCATATACACAATTAAATAATATTACTATAAATGATTTAACTTTGAAAGGGGATGATTATTATAAATATTCAGAAACGGTTTGAAGTACATAGCCATTCTGAGTACTCCTAACCAACATTCGGTTACTTGATTGTATAAATAAAATCCCAAATTTAATAGATAGAGCAATAGAAATTGGTTTAAGTGGAGTAGCTATTACTGATCACGAATGTTTAAGTGGAGCGCCCCAAGCCAATTTTTATGCTCAAGAAATTTTAAAAAAATATCCAGATTTTAAAGTTGCAATAGGAAATGAAATATATTTAACCCCTAACCGAGAAATGGGGCAAAAATATTATCATTTTATTTTAATTGCAAAAAATAAAATTGGTTTTAGGGCGTTAAGAGAATTATCTTCAAGAGCATGGATGAATAGTTATTGGGACAGAGGTTTAGAAAGAGTTCCAACTACTTATAATGATCTTGAAGAAATAGTTAATAAATATCCTAATAGTTTAATTGCAACAACTGCTTGTATAGGCGGAGAGGTCTCATCTTCTGTTTTAAATCTTATCAAAGCAGAAAAACATAATGATACAATAGAAATTACAGAAACTCATGATAATATTGTAAGATTTATTTTGTGGTGTAAAAAACTTTTTAAGGATGATTTTTATATTGAATGTGCTCCTGGTCAATCTGTAGAACAAATTGCCGTTAATAAACGTCTTAAATCTATAGCCGCCGCTTTTAAATGTAAAATGGTATTAGGAACAGATGCTCATTATTTAACGAAAGAAGATAGGTATGTTCATAAGGCGTATCTTAATTCAAAAAATGGTGAGCGTGAGGTTGATGCATTTTATGAATATGCCTATCTTCAAGATGAAAATGATATAAAAGAAAATATCGCTCCATCTGAATTGGATTATGATAAATTAGTAAGCAATTCATATGAAATTTATAATAAGATTGAAAATTATAGTATTGCACATAAGCAAACTATTCCAAAAGTAAAAGTTAAGAATTATCCTAAAACATCTTGGATTACAGTAAATGGAATTGGCGAAGATAATGATAATTATCCTGTATTAAGTAGTATGTTAAAATCAGATAATAAATATGAAAGATATTGGGTTAATGAATGTATTAATCAATTATATTCAAAAGGAATTTTAGATAGTAATAATGCTGTAACTTATCTTTCAAGACTCGAAGAAGAAGCAGATATTAAAAAAACAATTAGTGAAAAACTTGAAACTAATATGTTTAGTTATCCAATAACTCTCCAACATTATGTTGATCTCTTCTGGGAATGTGGCAGTACAGTTGGTGCGGGCAGAGGCTCATCTTGTTCAGGTTTAAATCATTATCTTTTGGGCATAACCCAGTTGGATCCTATTAAGTGGGAGCTCCCGTTCTGGAGATATCTCAATCGAGATCGTGTAGAGCTTGGCGACATCGATATCGATCTGTGCCCAAGTAAGAGACCTTTAATCCTTCAAAAAATAAAAGAAGAAAGAGGGCAAAATTTTAATCAAGATATTGACGATTTAAGTAAAAAGAATTTAGGATGCACACTTATTGCAACTTTTGGAACTGAAGGAACTAAATCAGCAGTATTGACAGCTTGCCGCGGTTATCGTTCAGAAGATTTTCCAGATGGGATTGATGTTGATACAGGTCAGTATTTATCTTCTTTAATCCCAAGTGAAAGAGGTTTTCTTTGGCCTCTTAAAGATGTTATATATGGAAATAAAGATAAAAGTAGAGAACCCATTACGGCTTTTATTAATGAAATTAGTAAATATTCAGGATTACTCGATATAGCCATGGGTATTGAAGGAATAATAAATAAAAGATCTAGTCATGCTTCTGGAGTTATTCTTTTTGATGAAGATCCATATGAATTTGGATGTTTTATGAAAACACCAAAAGGAGAAATTATAACTCAATGGGATCTCCATATGTGCGAAGCTTGTGGTATGACAAAATATGATTTTCTTGTAACGGAAGTTCAAGATAAAATTGTAGAAACCATCAGACTCCTTCAAAAATATAATAAAATTGATAGTAAATTAACTCTAAGAGAAGTTTATAATAAATATTTACATCCAGAAGTCTTACCAATAGAAAATGAAAAAATATGGGAATCTTTACAAAAGGGTGATGTATTAAATATTTTTCAATTTGATTCTGATGTAGGTTCTCAGGCGGCAAAGAAAATTAAGCCAAAAAATATTCTTGAGATGAGTGATGCCAATGGATTAATGAGATTGATGACTTCTGAAAAAGGAGAAGAAACTCCTATGGAAAAATATATTCGTTTTAAAAATAATCTTAATCTTTGGTATCAAGAAATGACAAATGCGGGATTAACTGAAAATGAGCAAAAAATTCTTGAGCCTTATTTTAAATCTTCTTATGGAGTTCCTCCTTCTCAAGAGCAGTTAATGCAAATGTTGATGGATGAAAATATATGCAACTTTTCATTAAAAGAAGCAAATGCCGCAAGAAAAATTGTTGGTAAAAAGCAAATGACAAAGATTCCTGAACTTCGTGAAAAAATTCTTAATACAGCAAAAAGTTCTGCATTAGGTAATTATATATGGAAGAACGGAGTCGGTCCGCAAATGGGATATTCATTTAGCGTTGTAATGGCGCTCACACACTTAACCTGCTTATCACGGGGGTATATATTTTAATAACATTTTTGGCAAAAATGGAAATATATGCTAACGAGGGTAAAATCTCGTGACAAATCTTGATAATTTGATTATAAGTTTTTTAAAATATATGTAAAAGGAGGTTCTAAAAAATATGAAAAAAGACAAATTTATTTATGTCTATACTAATAAAATAAATGGACATCAATACATAGGTCAAACAAATAATATACAAAAAAGATTTAATGGGCATAAAAGTGATAGTTATAATAAAAATAGTCATAGTTATAATTATCCTTTGCATAATGCTATTAGAAAATATGGACTTGAAAATTTTTCTTTTGAAGTTATTGAATCTGGTCTTACTCAAGAAGAAGCCGATGAACGAGAAAAATATTGGATAAAAGAAAAAAAAAGTCATGTTAGCCAAAAAGGATATAATATTACTTTTGGTGGCGATGGGCATTCAATAGAAAAATTATCTTGGGAAGAATTAAAAAAACGAGGAAGAGTTTTTACTGGAGAAGAAATAGAATTAATTCAATCTTTTTTAATAGCTGGTAATAAATATGATGATATTATAGAATATTTTTCTCCTCGATTAACAAGATCTTTTTTAAGTAATATTAATAATGGAATCAATTATAAAAATCCAAAATTAAATTATCCATTAAAAAAAGATTTTTCTGGCGAAGGGAAGTTCACAAAAGAAGAAATAAAACAAATAAAAAAAGAAATAAAATCTGGTTTAAAATATTCTGAAATTCAAAAAAAATGGAATATAAAAAGTGCTGGATTTTTATCAATGATAAATTCTGGTAAATATTATTTTGATCCAAATGAAAAGTATCCTTTAATAGTAAAAGGATGCGCTGATAAGAGTTGGATTTTACCTTGCTTAAAAGACATTATTTTTTCTGCTGATAGTTTATCTCAAATCGCAAAAAAATATAGCAAAGCGGATAGTACAATTAAAAAATTAAGTCAAGGTAGAGCTAATAAACAAAAATATTTAATTTATCCAATTCGTTCTAATATAGAACAAAATAAAGAAATTTTTAATAAATATTTTTTATAATCATATATATCAAGAAATGTTGTATCGACTATTCTGGGTTAGACCGGAAGTACTGGAACTATTGATACGTTCTGGGAAATAGTGTGCAGAGGAGAAGACCGCCAATCTTCACTACAAACTCTGTAAAAAATAGTCAATTATTAATTATAATAATGCATACACGCATTAGCTTATTCTTTTATAGGAGTTCAAACTATATATCTTGCAACTAACTGGAATCCTATTTATTGGAATACCGCTTGTTTAATTGTTAATAGTGGATCGCTTGAAGAGCAGGAAATAACTCAAATTATAAATATTTATGAAAAAGAAGATTATGAACAATATGACTATGAAGATCTTCCAGATAGAAGCGGAAAAAAGAAAATAGAAAAAACAACAGATTACTCAAAATTAGCAAAAGCTATTGGCGATATAATGTCAAGAGGAATTAAGGTCTCTTTGATTGATATTAATAAATCTGGCTTTAGTTTTGAACCAGATGAAGAAAATAATGAAATTTTATTTGGTTTGAAAGGTGTTAATAAAATTGGTGATTCTGTAATTAATCAGATTATTGCTAGCAGACCTTATAAAGGAATTATAGATTTTATGCGGCGATGCCCGCTTAACAAAACTCAAATGGTTTCATTAATAAAATCTGGAGCTTTTGATAAAATTGATAATGAATGGGCTGTTAAAATAAATAAAAATAATCCAAGATATGCAATAATGGCATATTATATTTCATTAATAAGCGAGCCTAAAAAGAAATTAACTCTTCAAAACTTTAACGGTCTTATTCAAAAGAAAGTTGTTCCTGAATATTTAACTTATGAACAAAAGACTTTTGAATTTAATAAATATTTAAAGAAGAATAAGAATAAAGAATATTATCTTATGTCTTTAAATGTTTTAGACTTTTATAATAATAATTATAATAATGAAGGATTAGAAATTATTAATGGTATTCCTTGTATAAATCAAAAAGTCTGGGATAAAATTTATAAAAATATAATGGATAATGCAAGAACATGGCTAAAAGAAAATCAAGATGAACTTTTAAATCAATATAATAATATTTTATTCAATGAAGCTTGGAATAAATATGCAATAGGAAATGTATCCGCATGGGAAATGGAAAGTTTGTGTTTTTATTACCATGATCATGAATTATCTAATATTAATAATAACAAATATGGTATTGTTAATTTCTTTGATTTATCTTATAAGCCAGAAGTTGATTATTTTTATAAACGAAATAACAGACAGCTTCCAATTTTTAAATTATATAAAATCATAGGAACAATTATAAGCAAAAATAATACAAAAAATTCTATAACTATTTTAACAACAAATGGTGTAGTAAATGTAAAATTTACAAAAGAATATTACGCTATGTTTAATCGTCAAATATCTGAAACTCAATCAGATGGAACTAAAAAAGTATTAGAAAAAGGTTGGTTTTCTCGTGGAGTAAAAGTTATGATAACAGGCTATCGAAGAGAAGATACTTTTGTAGCAAAAACTTATAAGAATACACCAACTCATCAACTTTATAAAATAACGAATGTTGAAAAGAACGGAAATATTACTTTAGAGCATGAAAGGATTAAAAATAATGACTAGAACTGAAATTTTAGAATTAGCAAAGAATTGTATTACAGGTCAAAGAGAGCATGATTATGGCTCTCCTGAATCTAATTTTAAAATTATCGCTGATTTTTGGAGTATTTATAAAGGAGTAGATTTTTCTCCTTTAGATGTTTCAATGATGATGGCATTATTAAAAATAGCAAGAATTTGTAATGGTGGTGGTTCTGGAGACAGTTTTGTAGATTTAGCGGGGTATGCGGCTTGCGGTGGAGAATTATATTTTGCTCCTTTGGAACCATTAGGACAAAATTAATTAATTTTATTTCTACTTTTTTCAATAATAGGGAGATTTTCATTTCATTTTAACAAAATCAGGAGGTTTAGATGATTACACTTTATTCTACTAATTGTCCTAAATGTAATGTTTTAGAACAAAAACTAAATAGTGCAAATATTGATTTTAATGTTTCAAACGATATAGAAAATCTTATTAAAAAAGGTTTTAGAGAAGCTCCTATTTTAGAAATAGATGATCAATATTTAAATTTCTCTGAAGCTATAAAATGGATTAGAGAAAAGGAAAAATAAATTTATGGATATTAATATCAGATTAAATAAAAATTTTACAACAGCTTATAATAAACTACAAGCTGAACATGGAACAGAAATTGCTTCAATTAATGGATTTGCAGATGAGCAATTATCCTATAATGATTTTATTAGTAACTTTATTAATGAAAATACTGTTGCAGATGTAAGTATTGATGGTAATTCCAATGTTGCGCATAAAGATATTGTAACTTTATTAAATGAAATGCCAAAACCACATAGAAAACTTTTAGCGTTTCATAAAATTTATTATGAAATGCAAAAAGAATATGGATTTAAAACAGCTAATGAATGGTTACATGCTGAATGGGTTGGTTGGTTATACATGCATGACGCAGACACTTCAACATTTAAAAGTTACTGTTTTGCATACGATTTAAAAGATTTAGCAGAAAAAGGTCTATTTTTTATAGATAAAAATTTTAATGCAAAACCACCACAACATTTAACTACTTTTGTTGATTTTGTAAAAGAATACATATCTTATAATAGTAATAGAACATCTGGTGCAGTTGGATTACCAAATTTAATTCCTTATATGTTTTATTTTTGGAATAAAGATATAAAAAATAATTATTGGGAAGGTGATCCCAAAAAATATGCTATTCAAAATTTTCAAAGATTTATATATGCTGTAAATCAGCCTTATGTAAGAGATGGCTCTCATCCGGCGTTTACTAATACTTCTGTGTTTGATAGACCGTATTTTGAAGCTTTATTTGGAGGCTCCACATTTCCAGATGGAAGTTTTATGATTGATTATGAAGAAGAAATTATAAAATTTCAAAAATGGTATATGGAAACAATGTCCGATATAAGATCAGAAAATATGATGACATTCCCAATTAGCTCAATTTCTTTATTATATCAAAATGGCTCTTTTGTTGATGAAGATTTTGCTAAATGGGCTATTAAACATAATATGATTTGGTCAGATAGTAATTTATTTGTGGATAATAGTGTTAATAGTTTATCTAATTGTTGTAGGTTAAAATCAGACATTAGAGACCTTGGTTACTTCAACTCAATAGGCGGCACCGCATTAAAAGTTGGATCAGTAAAGGTTAATACTATTAATCTTGCTAGAATAGCTTTAGACACATCAACAGA